CCTTGGCGTCGTCGTTGATCTTGGCGGCCTGCTCGCGCGCCTGCGCGACGATGGCCTCGGCGTCGGCCTTCGCCTGCTCGACGGCGGCTTTCACCGTGCCGGCAGCCTGAGCATTGGCCTCCTCGACCATGCGCTTCGCCGTGTCGCTGGCCTCAGTGACCGATGCAGCCAGCGCATCGCGTTCGGCCTGCAGCTTGGCCACCTGCCCCGTCAGCTCGGCCTTGGCCAGCTCGAGGTTGGCGATCGGCTCGACAGCGTCAGCCAGCTCGATGACCGACTTGAATTTGCGCGCGAACTCGCGCACCGCTTCGATCTTGGCGATGTCCATCAGCCCACTCCCTTCACGCACAGCGTGACCTTGAGGTTCGTCGACCCGTCGCCGGCCGTGATCTGCGGGCGCAGGTACGGCACCAGCTCCATGATCGTCTCCAGCTTGCCCGCCACGATGTCCAGCGGGTTGCCCTGCGGATCGGTCAGCGGGAAATAGCTGATGTCGTCCAGCGAGCCGAGGATGCGGACGCTGCCGCCCACGCCGAACGTGCCCGACACCTGTACGGTGCGGTCGCCGATGGCGGGGATCAGCTCACGCGCGCCGTCGTCGCCGAGCGCCAGGCCCGACCACTCGCGGATGACGTAGTTGGAATAGTTCGCCTCGATGACACGGCGGGTTGCAGTGATCGTCGCCATCAGAACTCTCCGTCGACCGGCTCGGCCGGCGTGGCGTCAATGGTAGCAGAGGGGGCGGCTACCCGCCCCTTCTGCTTGGTGCCCTTCGGAGCCGCTTCGACAGCCGGATCCTCCAGCGGTTCCAGCCACTGCCCAGCCTTGACACCTTCGGGCAGCGTGACGACCTCGCCGGGGCCGACGATGCGGTTCCCGATGAAGTGAGGCGGCGCGAGGTCCTTGATGCGGTACTGGGTCATGGCTGTCTCCGTTACGCGTTGGCTTCGATCGGCTGGCTGTCAGCGTAGGCACGCCACTGCTGGACGTCCTTCACCAAGAACGCGTCGACCTGGCCCGTGGTCGGCGCGGTGCCGGCGACGGTGTAGTTCAGGCGGACGAAGCGCTCGTAGTTGCCGGGCGGCAGCGGGATGACGCGGACGACGCGGTTGGCCACGTTGAGCTGGGCCAGCAGGATCGCGCCCGTGGTGGCCACGACAGCCGCGGACGAGAAGGCCGAGTTGTCGTCGGTCTGCACGTCCACCGTCAGCGAGGTCAGGTTGTTGAACGCCTGGCCCACGCGCACGACGAGGTAAATCGTCTCGCCCACGCCGATGTCGCGGATCAGGTTGGCCGTCGGCGTGCCGCTGAGCGGACCAAGGTCGATGGTGTCAGCCGAGGCTGCAGTGGCCGTGATGGCCTGCAGGCGGGAGAACTGGTTGAAGTCGTCGAGGATCATTTGCTTTCTCCGGGTTAGACCACGCGGGCCTCGTTGGACAGGATGGCGTCGACGCGCTTGATCGGCACCTCGGCGAAACGCAGCGCCGGCTTGCCGCCGACCATGTCGTACTGCAGCGTCGAGTTGGCCACGCGGTTGACCGTCTGGCGACGCAGGAACGCGCGGATGGTGCGGTTGGCGTAGAACACCGGGGTAACGCCCGACAGCGACTGGATACGCTCGAGCGCTCGGGTCATCAGGTCGATCAGGTCAGCGCCGGTCGCCGCGTTGCGGGTCAGGTCCGAGATGTCGATGTTCGCGATGCGGACGATGTAGCGCCAGTCGCGCACGGCCATGCCGCACTTCCACTGGTAGCGGTCCTGATACGCGCGGAAGCGGTTGCCCTGCGCGTCGGTCACGGTGTCGAGACCCAGGTCCTCGTGGATCAGGCCGGCCTGCGTGCCCTTCGGGTAGATGCCATGCACGGTGTTCGGCGACCAGCCGACGAGGTAGATCGAGGTGTTGTCCGTGCCGGTGCCGGCGGCGTCGATGACGTTCTGGGCGTTCTGGGCGTTGGCAAGGGCCACCGTCGAGAAGCGCGGCGCGATGCCGAGGAATCGCTCCGGGTTGACCGAAGTGTCGCCGTAGAACAGCGTCTGAGCCATCGTCTGGTTCAGGGCCTCGATGTAGCCCATGTTCTCCTGCAGGCGGAACGCCGCGGTGTTGCCGTTCAGCTCGGCGAGGTCCTTGTCGACCTGGCCGAAGCCTTCCAGCATGCCGCAGGCTTCGTCGATCTGGGCGGTGGTCGACTTGGAAGCCGGCACGCCCTGATTGAGCTTGCGCCACGCGACATCCGGCAGGCCGGTGCGCACGGTGACGCGGTGGCCGGTCGGGAGGTTGCCCTCCACCCACGGCATGTCCTCGAGGATTTCGTTGTCCTGCGACAGCAGCTCGGCAATGGCCGCAGCCGAGCCGTCCGGGTCGAGGCGCTTGGTGATGTCAGTGAGGGTCAGATTCTGACCGCCGATGATGGGCATTGCAGTGTCTCCGGTAGTTTTGAGAGGATGGTGTTACTTGTTGCCGTAGAGCCTTTCCGCCACGGACTTCGTGCCACCGGATCGTTCGCCAGTGACGACCGAGTCCTCGGTCGGGATCGTCTTACCCACGCGAGCGAAGAACCGGACGACCTCGGGGTGGTTGCCCAGCCCAGTGTTGTCCAGCAGCGCGCGCAGTTCGGGGGTCCCATGCTTGGCCAGCGCCTTGCGGCCTTCGGTCAAGGTCACTTCGAGCGCCTTGCCGCCGATCTCAGGGTCGGCCTGCGTGGTCTTGCCCCACTCCTGCACCTGCTGAACGAACGCCTCAGCTTCCGAGGCTCGCACTTCCGCGATGACCGAGGCCAGCTTGGTCGCCTGCTCGTTGCTGAGGTTCAGTTCACGGAGAACCGGCTCGGCAGCAGAGAACAGAGACTCGTCCAGCGAGAGCCCATCGGGCAGCGCGATCTCGTATTTCTCCGGGGCACCGGCAGGCTTGTCGCCGGGCTTCTCGCCGCCATCGCTGGCAGGCTTGTCGCCCTGACCCTCGCCCGTCCCCTCCCCCGGGGAATCCTGAGTCGCAGCAGTTGCATCTTCCGACGCCGTCAGCAGCGTGGCCGGCGGCGCATCAGCGGCAGGTGCGGCGGTCGCGGGAGTCGTTGTGGTCTGACCCGCGTCGGCGGCGGTTGCCGTTTCATTCGTCATTGTCACGGTCCTCGTTCATGTTGTCCACAGCCAGTCGCTCGGCGGCCTTGCGCTCTGCGTCCATGGCCTCGGCCTGCATCGTGAGGTACTGGTCAGGGCAGTGCGCCGTGATGTCAGCCAGCAGCGTCAGGCCGACCGACCGCTGCCCCTCGTTGAAGTGGATCAATGCGCTCGGGTGGTAGCTCGAGCGGTACAGCCCCGTCGCGGCCAGCGTGCGCCACATGAAGCGGCGGCCGGCGGGCGAGTCCATGACCGCGCGCAGGTCAGCGACGACCTGCTCGTTCTCGACGCGCTCGGCCTCTGCCTTGGCTCGGCCCTCGTGCGGCTTGGTCGCGGCGCGCATCAGACACCCACCGGGCCGGCCCCGGCCACGTCAAGCGCTCGACCCAGCGCGGTCGACTGGTCGACCTTGGCACCGCCGAGCTTGCCGGCCATCTCGGCCATGGCCATGCCGCTCTGCATCGCCGCGGCCTGCTGCGCCTGCTGAGCCTTCGCGTCGCGCATCTCGGCCACCTTGTCGTCGGGCACCACGATTCGGGGCGAGACGCCCAGCATGTCCGCGCGCTCGTCGATGGCCTGGTCGAAGTCGAGTTTGTCCAGCACGCCGGGGTTCATCTGAGCCAGCGATGCCGCGAACCCGAACAGGTTGTCCATCGCCGACAGGCCGACGGCCTTCTGCGCCTGCGCCAGCACGCTGATGAACTCCACCTTTAGGTCGACGTTGGCCAGCTCCTCGGGCGGCGGCGGAATCAGCGGCTCGCCGTTGAGCAGGCCCTCCCAGTACGGGCGGGACTTGCGCACGAGGATGTCGAACGTGCGGTCGATGATCGGGTCCAGCAGCTCGTCGTTGACGCGCTCGACCACCGGGCCGAGCATGAGCAGCTTCTCCTCATGGCGCTCCTGAATCTCGCGCGCCGTGATGTTCGAGCGCGTGTCGTTCTGCATCATGAGGAACAGGTCGACGTACAGCGCCCGACGGATCAGCTCCTCGGAACGCATGATGTCCTCGCCGATCGCATTCAGATCGGGACGCCAGTCGTGGATCGGCTTGAGGCCGGCTTGCGACTGCTGGCTGTCGACGTAGGTGATGTCGCCCGGGAGCATCGACACGCGCTGGTTCCGCAGGCTACTCGGTGCGATCAGCGGCGGATTGACGACCTTGTCGATCGCCTCGGCCTTGCGCAGCTCCTTGAGCTGCAGCGCCTTCGCGTCGCCGAGC